TGAGTTGAGTCGTAGTTTTCATCGTAGATTCTAATTATTTCATTAAACTCTTGAAGAATACCCATTTTAACTTTTTCATCGGGATAGCTTTGATTTGAAATGTACTCACGAATCACATCTTTATACTCTAGTTCAATCTTAATCGATTCGCCAGTTTCAGAAGATTCATTTATCATCTCAAGAGTTTTTTCGGTGTCTTCTTCACTTAAATCTTTCAACTTTTCATCTCTGATATCATCTACATAATCAACTGTTGCAAAACTACCAGTTTCTAACATCAATTCAAGCTTTCTTCTTAACTTACGATTTCCAATAATCAATGAATTTGAAATAAACAAATCAATATAATCTTTAGTAGACACCTTGTCCAACTCATCAATATGTTCTTCTTTAGTTATATAAAGCTTTCTAAACTTTGGAGAAACATCATTAGGCACAAATCTTTGTGTTGATTCAATAACGTCTAAAATAAAAATACCTTTTTGATTATTGATGTCATTACGATCCATTTCATGAATTGAGCCCACGAAAGTAAAGTTTTTGTTAGATTGTTGAATATGTATGTGACCTGAGTAAACGTGTTTGTAACCTGAAAATTCTTCTACGTCAATCTTGTCGTGATTTTTATGTGCTACAGAATTTAAGTGCATTTTGGCACCGTTCAAATCCGAGTGACAAAAAAGATAATCACAACCTGAATATTGTTTTAGATACTCAATCTGATCTTTTCTTCTCTCAACCCAAGGTAACATCAAAATAGATTTACCCATAAAGTCAATCTTTTCAGGTTGTTCATAGACAGTGACATTTGGAATATACTTATAAAGCTTGATTGTATTAACATCATTAGCACTTTTGGTATAAAGATCGTGATTACCAATAATGATATGTACTGGACAAATCTGAGACATTCTCTCTAATATAGATTGAGCATAGTTCAAGATATTGATTGGTACTATATTACGATTATCAAATAAGTCACCACAATGAACAATGATATCATCTTTAGTGAGTTCTTTTTTAAGTAGTGGAAATAGAAATTCTTCGAAATATTCTTGTGATACTTTGAACCACTTATCAACTGAGTTTGGATAACCTAAGCCTAAGTGAGTATCACCAATAACTAAAATTTTAGACATTCATATGCGTTATTTTTTATTTATATCAGTATATACGTTTTTAGTTGGTTAAACTGGCAAAAATTAACTTTTACCAATTAATATATACTAAACAAGGAATATTAATTAACTTAATATATAAAAGAAAAATAATAAAAGGAATATGCCATTACCACATTTTACCCGATTGATAACTACAGGATCACCAGGTGGACCAGGAACTAAACCTCAAGAAGTTGTTTATTTGAACTTATTTGAGATTACTTTCGTATTACCTACGATTCTACAAGCTCAAGGTAGAGATCCAATTTTGATGTTACAAAACGCTTTAAAAGTGGATTTAAATCTTACAGAAGCAGACGTTGCTGTACAAGAACAAAGATTTAAGTACTCAACTCGTGCTTTCTTAACCACACCAACCAAAACCACAGTTGAATTTAGTATTCCATTTAACGTTAACGTTAATGATGCTGGTTCGATGGAAATGTGGAACACATTGAAAGCTTGGTATGACTTAGTTTGGAACTCACAAAATGGTTCATTACATTATAAGAGTGATATCATTGGTACTATCATTGTTAACCAACATGATAAAAAGGGTGTTGTTTTAAGAAGGGTTACTTTCCAAAACTGTCAAATCAAGAAAATTGGTGGTATTAGTTTAGATTGGTCATCAAATGATATCTGGAAAGATGTTACTGCTGATTTCGTAGCTGATTACTGGATTGATGAATATATTGATGGTAACTTCACAATTCAACCTCCTATTATTCCTGGTTATTAATATCTAAAAAATATAAAATATGAAAAGAATTAATAGATGGAATAATTTTATGATTAATGAAAATCTGAATATTTTATTCGGACAAGCAATCAGAGCAGGTGATTTATCACGAGTGATTGAATTACTTGAGCAAAAGCCTGATATATCATATAGAGGATTTATGCCAATTAAATGGGCGATCAGTTATGGTCATGTGGAAATTCTACATTTACTTCTTAGTTTAAGTCAAAGAGAACATCAACGTAATCAGTGGGACTGGAATTTAGATGTAGAAACTTTAGAAAAATGGAACGAAGCTTCGGAGTGTAGTAATGAAATAAAAGCTAAGGTATCAAAATTACTACAAAAATTTACAACAATGGGTGTACATAGACCATAAATAATAAATAAAATTAAAAAGAAAACCCACCATATGGTGGGTTTTTTTATTTGAACTTACTTGCCATTCCTGACATCTGATTCATATAACTTGAAGGATTGAAATTAGGCATTGAACCCATTTGTTTATCCTCTTCTTTTTTCTTATGTTTTTCTTCTTCTTCAGCTAATTGATTAACTATTTTGATATTCTCCTCTAGCATCCAGAAAGGCCACTCATCCATAGCCCATTCTTGAGTATGATAGTGTTTTTGCAAAAGTAGTTTATTCTTTAATAAACTGGTCAAAGGCATCATGAATAACGAAAATAGCTGACGGTCCGTCGGGAAAGATCATATCGCTGTGTACCTCCAAACCACAGCTACAACTTTTTACTAATTCTTTTATCCCAAAGGTCATTTTTTCAACTGCTGAATTCAAAAATTGGAAAGAAACGTCATCCATTTTTTGAAATTCATCTAATTTACTTTTAATACCTTCAATAGTAATTGATGTTCTGTCGTGTAATAGGAAAGGAATAATCTTCAAAAACGAAAGATTAGGCTTTTTCTTTTCTGAGTTTTCTTTAATAATATATTCAGTGAAACTCTTTTGTATACCTATAGTTGGTGGTGCTAAGTTATAAACTTTACCATTTTTAGTCTCAAATGTAAAGCATCTTAGTGTTGGATTATAGAATTTATTAATTCTCTCATTTGGCTCATAGTATCTAAAATTTTCGTTCTTGAGTTCAATACTAACCTCTTGTCCACACTTACACTCAGACTTAGTAACTAAATTTGTACCTTGTTGAAAAGTTAATTCTCTAATTAAGAAAATCAAGTAGTACCTATCTGGATCTCTTAAATCTAAATATGAACCCATCTCACCATCTGTATATTGAACACGTACACAAGAAGATAACATATCGTTCATCTTTTCAACAATATCATAAAAGTTGTTATCATCAACCATAGAATAAGCTTGAATTTCCTTAACTTGTGCTGCTCTTACTTTTACTAAAGTACCAGCAGGATAGAAAATCGAACAAGGAAAATCTTTAATATCAAATGAAAAATATTGTAGATCCGTCAATCTCGAATTATCAACTGTCACCTTTGGATTTACAGGTTGTTGTTTATTAGTTTGTTTAGAAGCCTCAAGTTCTTCTAAATGCTTCTTTAAATATTCTTCTTCGGAGAGATTTTGTGACATAAAATAGTTTTTATTTTTATATATTGAAAGAGAACAGTTCTCTTGTTTATGTTTTATATAAACAAATTTACAATTGTTTAAAACAAAAAAGACCCATCACTGGGTCTTTTTTATTATTCTATTTTATAATTTAAGAGATAAATCCACCTGATTGAATAGCACCTGTTCTAAGGATTGTAACGTTATTTACGATAACTCCCATACCCTTGATTGGCTCTACATAAGTATCAAGAACACCGATTTGGTTATCAATTATTTCAGGTGTGTTGTTTTCTTCATCACACTTATTGAAGTAGTTGTATAAACCTTGTCTGTTAACATATTGTTCACAGATAATATCAGCTCTTAATTTAATCTCAGCTCTAATCTCAGCAGTGTTAAATTTCCATTGGAAGTCTAACAACATTCTTGAAAGTTCTCTCTCAAGTTCAATCAATACTTCTCTTACGTGAATGTAAGATAATGCTGATTTATAGAGTGTTTGAGCGGTGTTCTCAGTTTCAATTATATATCCACGATTTCTCTTGAATACGATAGGGTTCATCTGAGCTTGGTTTAACCACTCTATATCTTGAGGTGTGAAATCCATTTCAATACCAGCGATACCAGTAATTCTACCATTTGTAGTACCCGCAGCAATTGTCCAAGGAACAATACTTGTCACATTAGTAATTTGTTTTCTCATGTAAGTAGTTGCTACAAACATTGCTGGTGGAACATCTGTTGGTCTACCACCATCATTTACAGTTAAGTAAGGGGCAAAGTAACCTACAGTTGTTGTGCCTCTACCTTCACCGAATGAGTACAAGAAAGCAGGATTACTCTCAGGATCACCACCTTTAGAAACAAACTCAATACTCAATACACCATCTTGTAAGAAACTTGGTGATGATGAATTCTTGAATGATTTCATAGAAGGCATGTTGATGAACCCAAAAGCGTCAAGTCTTTCACCACAGATATCAACAAGTTGTTGTTTTGATCTTTCGGTCAAGCCTAAGCCAAATGAGTCAACTAAGTATCTGAAGTCTAAGGCTTCTTTGTTTGTGATAGCCCTGAATAAAGGAGTACCTTTACCAACAAGATTCAACATAGAGTTTTGTCTTTCTTCAGTACCATCAGGCATTGAAGCTTCTCTAATTCTAAATCCTTTAAGAGAAATAGCTTTATATGTAGTTACATAATCTTCAATTGAAGTATATCTTGTAGTTTGTAGATCACCACTTGGTCCATATGTTGACTTATTAATTCTAGCATCACAACTAATTTCTACTAATGACGTATCAGCAGCATATAGTTTTTTACTCAAGATTCTTGTAAGTTTCTTAGGTACTTGACCAGTAACTAATGTTGTTGTGTCAACATAAGCTTCTAAGAAGTCACCTACTTTAATCTCAGTGTATCTTGTTCCTTTAACTAAAATCTTATTAGGTACTTGTGTATATCCAGCCGGTACTTCTATTTCAATAGTTTGTTTGTAGTTAGTTCTGTTTGACTGAATATTTATTGTAGTGTTTGAACTCAAATTGTCAATTGGTTCAGCTGTACTCAATGTAGAGTCCATGAAAGCAACATTCAAAATATTCGAGTTATCAAAGTACATTTGTAGGTAGTGTTTCTTTGAGCCATTCCAGATTACTGAAACATTTTGTAAAACTTCGTTATTTAAGTTTTGAGCAACTTCAAACCAATACTCACCACCACTTGCGGTTGCAGGTGTTGAATTTGAAACTACGATCATGCCGTTATTCACAACCGAACTTGGAACGATAAATGAATCACCGAAGATTGCTAATGGATTTATTGGCCAGCTTGATGTAACACTTGGCGCATAGAATCTAACATAATTCATACCATTTGAAGTGATGAATTCAACCTCATCAATTGTCTCTGAAAGATAGTTTGAATAGAAGTAGTCACCTGTGTTAATAACACCATCATTATATCTTATATAGAACTGTGAGTATTTAGCAACAACACCATCTGTAGGAGAACTTGGATTGAAAGCAGAGTTTCTAGTAGTGATAGTTTCTTCACCCACAATGAACTCGTCATCAATGCTATATAAAACAAAGTTACCATCTAAAACATCTTGTAATTCTGTTTCACTTAATCCAGTATTTTGAATAGTAAATGATTTATTAGCACTGGTTGATGTTACAATATTTGTGATTGACATACCTTCAAGAGAAGCCTTTTCAAAAGTTGAAAAGTCATAAACCATTGCCATTTTATCTTTATTACTTGAATTCAAAAGTGTGATCAAATAGTTGAATAATTTAATTCTTCTATATCTATCATAGTTTGAAGTAGTTGGAGTAGAAGCAGTGTCGTTAAATTCGAACTTTAATGAAACGTTAGTAGAAGTACCAACATTTGAAATAAAGTAATCATTACTTCCTGTTCCGAATGTTAATTCTTTATAGCCAGTGTTATCAACAGTCACATGATTGAATGAATAAGTAACGAAAGAGCCACTACTCACACCAACTGTCAAATAACCCAATACTATATCAGTTGCTGTAACTGAAGGGTTTGTTGAATTGATGATATTATCAACTTTAGTAATATTACCAGTTGAGTCTAAAACAATAACCGAGCTAAACGTTCCATTACTTGGATAAGCAGATGGTACTAATTCAAATGAAGCAGTTCCAGCAACGTTAACTCTATCTCCACCTATAATAGCATAAGAAGAAGTAGAACCTACAACTGGACCACCAAGAACATCACTCACACCGTATGTGAAATCAATTGCCGATGCAGTGAAAGATAAAGAATCAAATGTAACACCAGCCACAAATCCTTCAGCAAACCAGCCAGTTCTAGAGCCATCGTCTACAAATCCATCTCTTACACTAATAGATGGTGAAGTACCATCGATAGCAGCAACATTACCTGGTCTATCAAGGTAAGTATTTGTAAATGCAACAGTCTCCATAATAACATCGTTATAAGATAAGAAGTTGATCGATGAAGCTGTAGTTCCAACCAAGTTATTACCGATTAAATCAACTAAGCCGTTAGGATAATCAGTTTCAAATAAATCAGCATTAAAAGCACAGAACAAACCTGTTCTATCAGTATCTTGGTTAATTACTGTTTCAATAAAGATATTTCTACCGTTAGCATCTCTGAAATAAGGAATTAAAGATAAGCCTTCGTAGAAAGATAATAATGTTACATTTCTGTCATTAGCAAAGTTATAGATTTGATCTTTTTTCAAACCTTGTGGTGAGAAATATTGAGACCATCTTGGATCGATTGACAATTCTTGATAATTTGACCAGTCACCACCAACTACGATAACATCTACCATATAATCAGAAGCCCAATCAGTTTGATTTACATAAGTTGGCATTTTTTCTACAGAACCGTACCATTCAATTAAAGTTCTATCAAAACCTGACATTCTAGTCTTAAATACGAATGTGGTAATATAGCGGTCCGATAAATTGGTAAAATTCAAGACTCTACTATTGTAGCCTACATTTGATTTAGTAAGATCGATAAATGACTCGGTATCTCTTTTCCAGAAACCGGTGGTGTCAAAAAATCTTCTATAAGCACCTACTTGCTCAACATCGTTAGATTTATCAGTAGCCGCTGAAAGAGATTGATACTCAATTTTATCTAAAGTATCATCAGTCAACAACAAGTTGATTGCATAAACCGGTGTTGATTCAAGCATCTTACTTATAGTTCTATGGAAGAAGTTACCTTTTCTCTCAAGGTTTCTGTCTATAGAACCAAAGATAGATTCTAAATCATTTGTGTTTTGTAAAAGCACTGGTGTGTTTACTGGACCCTTTTTTGAAAAACCCAATATCATTGATGTAACACCTTGTACAGTAGGACTGGTAATTACTGAATTGTCGAACTCTTCTATGAAGATACCAGGTCTTTTGTATTTTCCAATTTGAATTGCCATAATGTATAATTATTTTTGTTTAACATATATATAAAAAAAGAAAAATCATATTTTTTCACTTTTTTACAATTATGTTGCTTGTTCTGTATTGATTCTTCGTTGAGAGTCAATAAGTTGTTTCTTCATTTTAGTTATTTCTGAGTCGATCTGTTTTTTTAAGATTATGATTTAAGAATCAAGTTTTTGAATTTCAGTTTTCTTAGAAGCTATTTTCTATTCGTTC